GGAAGCGGCGACACAATCAAAATGGAGTTGATGGACATTCTCAAAGGAGACTACATCAATCCACATGTTTCTATTTGGTGGTATAAACTTGATTCAATCGATGAGGTTTCAAACCCGGAGATGTGGTTAAAAGCTAATCCCAATCTTGGTAAAACAGTCACCTATGAAACATATCAGTTGGATGTTGAAAGAGCAGAAAAAGCTCCGGCCGCAAGAAATGATATTTTAGCAAAGCGTTTTGGCATTCCCATGGAGGGGTATACTTACTACTTCACTTATGAAGAAACTCTTCCCCATAGAAAGAGAGACTTCTGGCAAATGCCTTGCGCTCTTGGAGCAGACCTCTCCCAAGGAGACGACTTTTGTGCATTTACATTTCTGTTTCCTTTATCTAATGGTTGCTTCGGTGTCAAAACTCGAAACTATATATCTTCACTAACACTGATGAAACTCCCTGCTGCCATGAGAATAAAATACGATCATTTTATGAAAGAAGGAAGTTTAATTGTTCTTGAGGGAACTGTTTTAGACATGATGGAAGTTTATGAAGATTTAGATAATCACATAAACGAATGTGGATATGACGTTAGATGTTTCGGTTTCGACCCATATAACGCAAAGGAATTTGTAGAGCGTTGGGAATCTGAAAACGGTCCATTTGGAATCGAAAAAGTTATACAGGGTGCAAAAACGGAGTCTGTTCCTCTAGGAGAGTTAAAGAAACTTTCTGAGGAGCGGATGCTTTTATTTGATGAAGAACTTATGACTTTTGCTATGGGTAACTGTATAACTCTTGAAGATACGAATGGTAATAGGAAATTACTTAAGAAACGATATGAGCAGAAGATCGACGCTGTGGCCGCTATGATGGATGCCTATATCGCTTATAAAGCCAATAAAGATGCTTTTGAGTAAAGGTGGTGATTAGATATGGATAATGGATTGGTTCATTACGGCGTTCTCGGAATGAAGTGGGGTGTACGTCGTTACCAGAATAGGGATGGGACCTTAACCGCCGAGGGTAAACGCCGTTACCAGGATAAGGATAGACCCCTGACTGAGGCTGGAAAGAAAAAAAAAGAGACAAACGATTCTCATGAAAGTCAAAAGAAACGATTAAAGAAAATAATTGCAATTACCGGCGCTTCTGTAGTAACGGCTGCGGGTGTTAGTGTTGCCGTGTATCGATATAAGAAGAATAAAATAATGTTTTCAACCACTATGAATGCCCTCAAGCAAGGAAGTAATTTAGACATTATTCGAAAATTAAAAGATAGTCCAGATGTGGAAGATATTTTCGTACCAAAAGGATCAATTCTTCAAAGAGTATCTAACGTTGCTGAAAAAGATTTTCGAGGCGATATGTTATATACCAGTATCACAAACGATGATGCAAGGCGGTATAAGATTTTGTTCGAACGACACTTGTCATCCAAAAAATTATTTAATATTAAATTATCAGCTGTGAATGATATAAAGGCCCCTAGTGATAAACGACAATTCGAAATATTTACAAATTTAATGAAAACGAACGATTCGTTTTCCTCGCTTTTTGTAAATCAGTTTCGTACGGAATCAGATATTAAACGAGATCCTGTAAAAGCAGCAGAGAGTTCTTACCATTTATTCATGACCGGAATGCACGATGCAACTAGACCAGAAAATCGAATATTTAAAGAAACCATAAAAAAACTAGGCTATAATGCTTTATTTGATACTAATGATGCTGGAGTATGGTCAACAACCCCTTTAATTGCATTAGACCCATCAGATAATTTAACCATTGATACGGTTAAAAAAATCGGTTTGGGAGAAAAGATAGTGGCTGTTATGCTCGCTAAGGTCAAGGTTTGAAGTTGTTAAAACGATAAGAAAATAGGAGGTGGTGATTAGATATGGATAACGAATTAACCCATTACGGCATTCTCGGCATGAAATGGGGTGTTCGAAGAACCCCGGCTCAACTTGGCCACCTGACTAAAAAAGATAACAAATGGGTTAAGAAAAACACTGAGAAAATTACGGAGAAGGCCCGTAAGAAATCTTCGAAAGAATTAATGAAATATGCCAACGAGTTAATGAAAGACCCAAATGCTATTAATAAATCCGGTAAACTCAGTGCGGCTACCATTAATTCTTATAACAAAAAAATGGCTTCGCTAATGAACGAACAAGTTTCCGGCTTAACATCACCATCTGGTAAAGTTGTGCGATTTGTAGCCAAACGAGGAGAAGTTGGAGTTTTCATGGCTCTTGCCGACCAAGGTTATAACATGAACCAACTTAAGAACGGTATTTATGACTCCGGTAGAGTCGCATACCGAAGCACCGTTGTTGATAAAGTCGAAGCGAGGAGGTGATAATTCAAAATGGGGATGACTTTTGGAGATAGACTAAAACATGCTTGGAATGCTTTTCTCAACAAAGACCCCACGAGTTTTTATAGAGATATTGGGATTAGTCATTCTTATAGACCAGACAGACCGAGACTTACTCGAGGAAATGAGCGCTCTATAGTAACTTCAGTGTATAATCGTATTGCTTTGGACGCAGCGGCTATCAACGTCCAACATGTTCGATTAGATGAAAATAATCGTTTCCTATCGGTCATCGAATCGGGATTGAACGGCTGCCTCACCGTCGAAGCCAACCTTGACCAGACTGGTAGATCCTTTATGCAGGACGTCGTTATGTCAATGCTTGATGAAGGATGTGTGGCTATTGTTCCAGTCGACACAACCTTTAATCCCGAAATTACTGGTTCTTATGATATTCTCTCAATGCGAACTGGTAAAATTTTGGATTGGTATCCAAATCACGTTAGGGTTCGAGTATATAACGAGAAAACCGGCCTTAAAGAAGACATAGAACTTCCTAAAAAAACGGTTGCTATCGTTGAAAATCCTTTATATGCAGTTATTAACGAACCCAATTCGACCATGCAAAGACTTGTTCGAAAACTTAATTTATTGGACGTGGTCGACGAACAAAGCAGTTCTGGTAAATTGGATTTAATTATTCAACTACCATATGTAATTAAAACAGAGGCAAGGCGTCAACAAGCCGAAAATCGGCGTAAAGATATAGAAAATCAATTGGCAGGTTCTAAGTATGGTATCGCCTATACAGATGGTACCGAGCGTATTACTCAATTGAATCGTTCAGTCGAAAACAATCTAATGAAACAGATTGAATATCTAACGAGTATGCTATACAGCCAGTTAGGAATCACTCAGAGTATATTAGATGGTACTGCTGACGATAAAACAATGCTCAATTATTACAACCGAACAATTGAACCTATTCTCTCGGCTATTGTTGATGAAATGGAACGAAAGTTTCTAACCAAAACCGCTCGGTCACAATTGCAGTCGATTTCATTCTTCAGAGATCCGTTCAAGCTTGTTCCAGTTAACGAAATTTCTGAAATTGCTGACAAGTTTACTCGAAACGAGATAATGTCGTCGAACGAAATCAGACAGATCATCGGAATGAAGCCGTCGGATGACCCGAAAGCAGACGAACTCAGGAATAAGAATCTAAGCGAACCTAAGAGTGATAAAACTGACCTATCAAATGATGCGACTGGAGAAAAGATCGAGATGGCAAATAACTAATTAAAGGAGGAAAATTCAAAATGAAGACATTTGATTTCAGTGGCTGGGCTACCCGAAATAATCTCAAATGCTCTGATGGAAGGACCATCATGAAAGATGCATTTAAACATAATGACGGGCAGACAGTTCCCCTCGTATGGAACCACCAGCACAATGATCCTCTTAACATTCTTGGGCATGCTTTACTCGAGAATCGTGAAGAGGGAGTTTATGCTTATTGCAAGTTCAACGAAACAGAATCTGGAAAAAATGCAAAACTTTTAGTTGAACACGGCGACGTATCTGCTCTATCCATATACGCTAATCAATTAAAACAGAATGGTTCCAATGTTCTTCACGGAGCTATTCGCGAAGTGAGTCTTGTTTTAGCCGGTGCAAATCCAGGAGCTTTCATCGATGCCGTTATTCGGCACGGAGAGACATCCGACGAGGAAGCCATTATTTATACTGGTAAAAACATTTCTCTATATCATTCCGATGAGAAAAAGGAGGACAAACCCGTGGACGAAAAGAAGCCCGATGAAAAAAAAGACACTGAAGAAACCGTTGCCGACGTATTTGAAACTCTTAATGAGAAACAGAAAACGGTAGTCTATGCTATGATCGGACAGGCTCTTGAGGAAAAAGAAGAGTCCGAAGATAACAACAATAATAACGATTCTAAAGGAGGAAATAAAACTATGAAACATAATGTATTTGATCAGGAATACGCTAAGGAGGATGTTCTTAGTCATTCCGATATAGAGGCCATCTTCTCCGATGTTAAGCGTTACGGTAGTCTTAGAGATGCTGTTCTCGCTCATGGTATCGAAAATATCGATTACCTGTTCCCTGATGCTCAAAATGTTACTAATACCCCTCAGTTTATCCAAAGGGATACGGGTTGGGTTCAGAAGGTTATGAAATCTGTACACCACACTCCGTTCTCCAGAATTAAGTCTATCTTCGCGGACATCACAGAGGAAGATGCCAGAGCCAAAGGTTATATTAAAGGTAATCTAAAGAAGGATGAAGTTTTCTCTCTGCTTAAGAGAACCACAACTCCTACTACCATCTATAAGAAGCAGAAGCTTGATCGCGACGACGTTGTTGATATCGTGGATTTCGATGTTGTAGCTTGGCTCAAATCTGAGATGCGTGTAATGTTGGATGAGGAAATCGCCAGAGCTGTTCTGGTTGGGGACGGTCGTTTGGCTTCTTCCGATGACAAGATTAATGAACAGAATATTCGTCCTATCTGGACCGACGCTGATCTATACACCATTAAGGCTCCTGTAACTGTTGCTGCTGATGCTACCGCCGACCAGAAAGCTAAGGCATTTATTCGTGCGGCTATCAAGTCCAGAAAGAACTACAAGGGTTCCGGCGAACCAACTCTTTACACCACTGAGGATGTTCTTACCGATTGTCTGCTTATGGAAGACACCACTGGTCGAGTTATCTACGATTCTGTTTCGAAGCTTGCTACTGCTCTTCGCGTTAAGGAAATCGTAACCGTTCCAGTAATGGAAAATCTCAGCAGAGTCGACAATGGTGCTACATATAGCCTTATGGGTATCATCGTCAACTTGACCGATTACAATATCGGTGCAGATAAAGGTGGAGCCGTTAACATGTTCGACGATTTCGATATCGACTACAATGCTCAAAAGTACCTTATTGAGACTCGCTGCTCTGGTGCTTTAATTAAACCTTAC